TAAAGCACTAACACTATCACTTGCGGTAAGCGTTTCAAGAAGGTCAACTACTTTAAAGGTGCTGGGGACAATAGTAAGCCCAGCAATAGGCGCTTGCGCAAAAGCAGTGAAGCCAAATAAAGTTGCTACTTCATCAAATGGAGTCTGATAAACATCAGATGCAGTAACTGATTCAGATACTGAAACAGAATAATTAATACCACCAGAATAACTATCTGACGTAGTGAGTGACTCTGTTAAATAAGCGTGGTTATCGGTGCCAAGATATAAATCAGTAGCTGTCAGTGTCTCAGAAACACCAACAATAATAGTAATCGGACCACTATTGGGTAGCTGTGCAAATGGGTACTCTGCAAAAGCTAATAGCCCAAACATAAGCTTACGGTGCTACTGGAAAGTCTACAGTAAAAGGGAACCCTGCTTGCAAGGTAATGTCACGCAGTGATTGTCTATACACCGCCCATGCTAAATTATCAACTGGCGCATCAGCTAATTGTGTCCAATCTGACTGTGTGAGTAGCATATTGCGTTTATATCGTACTTCATTAGCTTTTTGTGTTTTTTCAACGTCTAGCTCATCTTGTGTTTTAGCTTCAACAATCACGTCAAACACTACACCGCCCTCAATATACGGCTCAACTGAGGTAAGTTTTTGTGTTTGTGAATGTGTTTTATCAGACTGTATTTGGTAAGCGTGACGCTCTTGCGCCCACATTAAATCAAGACCTTCTTGCGGAAACGATACGTTAGGAAACACCTCTGTATGCTCACCATGAGATAGGATTTGGTTGTTTTCAATTATGGCTATTTTCATGTTTTTATCCTATTGGAAGCGGGGCTGTTGGTGGTGTAAATGTAGCAGTGTATCTAGCAACGCCTTTTGTAATGCGTAAGTCATATATGTAACCGTTCCAAAAACCACTACCTGCAACATTACCCCCAACAGTTACATTAGATGTTGGACTATTCAATGCTTGAGTAATTGATACAGGTGTTCCTAAAACCCCATTTTTAAACGGATATAAAGTATTCCCACTTCTGCAAATTGTGTAATAAATCCACGACCCCGTTGTAATCGTTCCAAGTGCTGCATATATTGTTGAACCACTAGCTGCACAATAAAAATCCATACTTGACCCAACTGATTCCATAACATAAGAGTTATTTGACGTAACACCATTGTCAGGCCATTGTGCAAATACAGCGTTAAAAGAACCTAAACCACTAGCGTAAACCCAAACCTCAATAGTAAAGTTGCCAGAACCAAAGGATAAATTTGATGTACTAGGTGTAGATATATAGTCTCCACTACCGTCAAAATAAACCGAACCACTCCCATACTTGCTTTGCGCAGTGCTAATCACCGTGTTTCCAACGGGTGTTAATGTCACATTATTACTAGACGAATCCTTAATATTAGTCGTTGTGCCATTTGCTCCATTACCTACAAGCAATAAAGATACGTTACTCCAATAAGGGTCGTTTATTCCACCTAAAGAAGCAAACCTAGATAACATAGTCATCGCACAAACTTCCCATAGATGGTTGTGCCTGCATCACGAGTCCAAAGTAAGCACCAGTCTGTACCAGACGTTTGCAAAGTCACACCATTAGAAGAAAATGTCGTTGTCGTTGCACCCGTAGACGTAATCCAGTTAATAGTCGGCCATGTAATCGTACCAGCCGCGCCTAAATTAACCCCTTCAATTAAAAGCTCACCTAAATTACCTGATGGAGGCCAGTTTGAAATTGTTAGCGTAGGACTGCTTGAAGCCGTTGGTGCCCAGCGTTGCTGTGAACCGTTAGTAAAATTTAAAGCCGCTGTGGTACTGCTGTTATAGTAAACCCAACCAGTATCTTTATACATCGTCCGAGTCAGTAAATAATCACCGCCCGTTAAATCACCACCTAACGTCATTGCGCTAACTGTTGCAATGGTGGTTGTCCCTGTAAATGTAGGACTTGCAATCGGTACGGTTACTTCCGCTGGAAGCGTCACAAACACATCTTTAGCCCCAGCAGTAAACGAAACTAAACTACCTGAGTTACTAGATGAATACACCGTTGTTCGCGCTAGAGTATTTCCCGCTGATGTATAAGTACCAAGCCCTACTTCCCAGTTAGGTCCACCCTGGTCAGCAATTGTATAGTATGTTGTATCACCGTTACCAATAGCTGATGAGAAAGCTTGGCAGCCCGTAACCGCACCTGCTAATGTAACAGCTCCTGTACCAGTTGTGGTGGTTGTCTCTCTAACTCTATCAGCTATTACTAAAGCCATACTATACCTCGACTAAATCGTCTTCTGAGAACCAGCGTTCTTGTGATACTTTGTTTACGTCAGTCCAAGCTACTAAATACTGAATGTCACCTTCTTGGTTAACACTAAGTGCGCTAACAACACCTTGTGGCACAGGACTTACTACTTTAACTTCTTGACCTACTTTAAAACTTGCAGCCATGATACTCTCCTAAACTGATGCGGTGAATGTGACAAGCAACGAGTCACCAGAAACAACACTACGGTTACCACCAGTAAAACTCCCTGCTGAATAAAGTACACCTGTTGTGGTAGCGCGTGTTTGCGTTTGACACATTAAAGCGCCGGCAATAGTGGCTGTACCATTAATACTGAATGTTGTTGAAGTAGATGAAAGTGAACCAGCAGACGCTGTCCCCCACCCAACAGTAATACGATTAGTACCAGAGTATGCTGTGCTTTCAGTCCAGCCAGCGTGAGAAGCTAACGTATCTGCCGCCGCATAAGTAGGTGCTGATGCACCATCAACAAGACCCATATACCAAGCAGCCGTCCAAGAGGTACCTTTAAAATACTGTGTTAGTAAGTCATTTTTACCTACAGTTACTACTAAGTTTTCAATTGCGTCTACCCATTTAGTAGCACCATCTGAACCTACGCAGACAACATCGTAGTGACCTTTAACTTTGATTTGTTCCTGCATATCACCAGCGCGAGCAATCTCAGCGCCGCTAACGTCAACAGGATTAATTTTTTCTGATTGCATTGTATGCCCCTAATTGGATGAGCGAATAATAGCTGAAGTGCTTGTATTCGCCGGAAAAGTTATTGTAAAAGTTGAGGTTGTTACCTTATCGCTACCAAAGTCCAGTACAGCGACAGAGCGGTTAGCTTTAGAGCTATTATATATCAACGCGCCACGTACTGTGAAACTTGCTGAAGTCCACGATATATTATCAAAACTAATATACGCAACACCACTTGCTGAACTGACTATAGGATTAACTAAAGACTTACCGCCTGCTGTATATCCAGTGCCCGTAATCTCACCTGTAGCAGTGTAAGCAGTGGTATCTTGATTCAGCGTAGCGTTAGCGGTGTACAAAGCGATTTTAAACGTATCCGTAGTGAAATTATGGATAGCCTCGTAAAGCTCTTTTTTAAAGCTAGTTGTTTGGCCTTGTACTATCATCTAACAGGTATCCTTGCTTGACCGTTACGGTACGCATCGCCTCTGTCTTTGCCCGTAGCTAATGTATTGAGTAAGTTCATAGCTTCTTCGTAGCGTTGACGGTAGTTTGCCATAATGTCTGCATCACCTTTAAGAAAGCTATACGCTTCTAATATAGAACCGTATAGCAACGCAGAGTCAAAGTTTTCACCTAACCATGTATTACCACCAGACTCTCCACTTGTAATAGAAGGCGGGTAGTAGAAGTAGTGAAGCTCTGTTTCATACTGCACATCAGGTGTAGGTCCTAAGATAAACGTCAATTCGTTTATATCATTAGACTGCGGTCCAAAGATAGCGTAATACTTAGGTGTTCCATAACTCGTTGGGCTTGGGTAAGCTTCGCGGATAAAATTAACGTCTTTGTTTAAAAGGTATGTGTACTCACCAGATGTAGGGTCAATAACCGCAATAGAGTAGGCCGATAAAAAATCATTCGGGCATTGCAGATATTTATTGTGTAGGGTAACTATACCCGTGACGTTTTTACGCAGGTCTGGAAGCTGTATTGAATTGTAAATACGCTGCTCCGCCTCTTGAATAAAGAGGTTAACTTGCGCAGTAGAAAACGTGTTCTCTACATAGTCTTGAATTGCTGCTACCAGTTCTGCGTAAGTCATAGCTTATGCCATCGGTCCGCGTGCGATTTTACCTTTCGTTGCAGCGCCGTTTCCACGAGTTTTAACACCAGACGTTTTAATGCCTGTCTGTGGATAGCCTGCTACTTTAGGAGTAGGTTCTGTTTTAATTTTGCCTGTCATGGTAGTTCTCTAAGTTGTGATTGTAACAGTGCCAACAGACGCGATGGCAACAAGGTAATTAGGTGTAAGTACTGCATCAAACTGTGAAGCGCCACCAACTGGTGCCCAACCCCACTGAAATACACGACTTCCGTCTTCTGGGTATTGTAACGTATTTAAGCCCGATTGATAATAACTTGTATCAGGGCGCGGGTTACGCAATGCCTGTGGGTCATACACAGGATAAAGCCCAAGAAGTAACTGTGGTTGGTCATAATCCCAACAAGACGGGCAACATAGAATGTTCGTTATCTTTGTTTTAATCGTTAGCTTTTTAAGTTCTTTAAGCTGATATCGTTGTCCACATCTATCGCAGAAACCATGTGCCCACTTACCTGACGAGTATTTAACTGACATATTTAAACGTGCATAATCCGTGGAACAAACCGATTACTCGCTTTCTCTCTGTCTTCTGAGAGTGCCAAGTCTAACTGTTGCTCATACTCCCCTTTAAGCATTTGGATACGCGTAGGGTCTACGCCAGCAAGCTTCATACTAAGATAAAAAGCTAATCCTGCTACCATCGCGTTCAATAAACGGAACGGGATATCTTGTGTGTTTACTGCATTTCCAGCATCTTGCATCCTGCGTAGTCGCCAGTAGACAAAGTAATAATAAGGTGCTTCGGCTGTGCCTTGGTCTGGTGTAGGCCATATATTAATCTGTGGAGCTTTAGTAACTGTAGTTGCACCGTCAGGGTAAGTTGCTCCTGTGCGGCGGTTAATCCATACTTGAATTGGTCTACCCCGTGCATTCTTATTAGGAATTGTAGAGTAAGTCGATTCAGAGATACGAGAAATATTAATATCTACTTGATTTTGCCCTGTGCCTGTACGTACTACATGGTCAAGTAAATCAACAGTGTCTATAGGTAGGTCATAAGCAATTTGACCCGGTATAAGCGAAATGGGTACAGCACACTGTTCAATTGTCCATAAATTAATACCTCTATTTGCAAACTCTACTAAGAGTAAGTTTAGAGAGCGTCTAGCTGTGCGCATATCATAACCGCTGCGAAGTTCTTGTCCGCAGCGCTCAAACGCCTCTTCTACGAGGTCACCTAAATCAAGGTTAAAGTTTGCTGTACCCGATGTTGTCATTTCTTTTTACCTTTTCGTCCAGGTACTTTTTTAGGGTTAATGCACCCCATTCCGCGAGAGAATCTCATAGGTATTTACCCTTTGTATGACCTTTAGTTGCACAACCATCACCGCGTTTAGAAGCCGATGTACGTGATGTACTACCGCCCGATGCAAACTTTCTAGCTGGTACTTTCTTAGCAGGTTTAGGTGGACGTTTAGTCATACCACCTTTTTTATAGCCTGAAGCTTCAACCGTTTCAGTTTTAGTACGTGCGTTTTCAGTATCTGCTGCATCTCTAAGTTTAATATTATCTGTATATTCTCTAAGAGCATCTAACTGAGGTCTTTGCTCTTTATCATACGAGTTTTTAAACTCTTCTAATGCAGCCATATCAATACCGCCTCTACCTGACATAGAAGCTTTAGGTTTTGAAACCACTGTAGTTTGTTTTTTAACTACTGCAACAGGCTCATCTTTTTTAGCAGGTTTAGATGGTTCAGGTGTTTTTTGCGTACCGTATATAGCTTCTCTATTTGCTGCACGAGAGT